GACGATTTCGTAGAATGTATTAACGGAGGTTCTATCTTTGCTATAATAACTGCTAGAGGACACACACCGTCTGTTCTAAAAGACTCAATCTATAATATGATTGTGACTAACCATAATGGTATTAATGCTCAAACATTAATCGAGAACCTAAAAAAATATCGTGACTTGTCAGGGGAGGTGTTAAAAGATGACCAACTTCTAATAAAGGAGTACTTAGATATGTGTAAATATCACCCTGTTACATATGGTGAAGGTTCAGCATCTAATCCTGAAGAAGGAAAGATAAAAGCTTTAAGAGAATTTATTGACTACGTAAAATATCAGAGTCAAAAACTAGGACAGAAAGTTACATTTACAAATGATGTAAAGAATAACTTTGTTCCACAGATTGGTTTTTCTGATGATGACCCAGGCAATATAGAATCTATAAAGAAGTTTTTAGATAAAGAATATGAAGAGAGCCCAGTAAAAACTTATTTAACTAAGGGAGGAGATAAACAAGAAGTTTAATTTCTAACTGCTAGTAAGGATTTTACTGATAAAAAAATAAAAGTAAAGAGAAAAAAGTTCTTAGCTGATATTTATAATTAAATAAACGAGAAATTTAAAACCAAAATACTATGGCTGATTTATTAATGAAAATGCCCGTACCGTATGAACCAAAAAGGAAGAATAGATTTGTTCTTACCTTCCCTTCTTCATTAGGTATAAACTCATGGTACGTTGAGTCTACTTCAAGACCTAATGTACAGATTAACTCGACAGAGATTCCATTCTTGAACACATCTACTTATGTTGCGGGTAGATTTACTTGGAATACAATTAATGTAACGTTTAGAGACCCAATCGGACCATCAGCATCACAAGCATTGATGGAGTGGGTAAGATTAACAGCTGAATCTGTTACAGGTCGTATGGGTTATGCTGCGGGATACAAGAAAGATTTAGACTTAGAAATGTTAGACCCAACAGGTGTAGCAGTTGAAAAGTGGATTTTACAAGGAACATTCTTAACTGATGTTAACTTCGATAGTTTAGGTTATAGTGACGACGCGTTGGCAACAATTACAGCAACACTTCGTCCTGATAGATGTATTTTGGTTTACTAATACTATTGAAAAAAAATCAATAAGTTATATATTTAACCATAGGGTTCATTCCCTATGGTTTTTTTTTGTAAAATATGGAAGAAGCAAGACAATACGGACAACAAGACTTTAATTTACCTCACGATGTGATGACATTACCATCGCAGGGTAAATTCTACAAGAACAAAAAAAAGAGTATAAAGGTGGGATATCTTACCGCTCAAGATGAGAATATACTTATCTCTAATACAGGAGGTGATGATTTGGTACGTAAACTGATAAAATCAAAAGTATATGAACCCGATTTTAATGTAGATGATTTGTTGGAAGGTGATATGGAAGCTATTATGATTTTCCTACGTAACACCGCTTTTGGTCCTGAGTATAACTTTACATTAACTGACCCAAAAACCGCAAAAAACTTTCAGACTTCAGTAAGATTAGATGAGTTAAATATTACTGAAGTTACCACAGAACCTGGTTCGGATGGTCTATTTGAACTTAAGTTACCAAAGTCAGGTAATCTAATTAAGTGTAGATTACTTACTATAGGTGATATAAAAAGATTAAATGATACGATGGACCAATACCCACAAGGGGTTGTTGCTCCCGTAGTTACCAACAGACTTGAAATGCAAATAGTGAGTGTAGATGGTAACGAGAGTAGAGAAGAAATCGCTCGTTTCGTATTAGGATTACCAATTTCTGATTCCAAATTTATCAGAAAGTCTCTCAACAACTGTGAACCAAGATTGGATTTACAAAGACAAGTAACCGCCCCGTCAGGAGAAAAAGTGGATGTGAGAGTCACTTTTGGGGCGGAGTTTTTTCGGCCTTTCTTCTGAGTATAGGGTAGCTCTGCTCGACGAAATCTACTATTTGTCAAAACACGTTAATTTTACTTATCAAGATGTGATGACGATGCCAACCTATGAGAGAAAATACTTTATTAATAAGTTGGTTGAGGAGTTTGAGAAACAAAGAGAAGAAATAGAGAAAAGAAATTCCAAAAGGTAAATATTTATGTTAAAAGGACATAATGTTTTTACAAGAAGATACAGGTACTAGCACAGGAGCAGGTGAGGAAGCAAAAGAATTACGAGGATTAGGTGCAGCAACAGGGATATTTGACCAAAAACTTAAAGACTTAAAAAAAACATTATCAGGGTCAATACAAAATAACCTTTTAAATCCTAAGGAAATTACAAACGCCACTTCTAAGTTAGAGCAACTAACTTTTAAGTTAACAACAGAAACGTTAGGACAAACTAGAACAATTGGTGAGGGGGTTAGAGATACGATAGCACAGGCATCTTACGAATCGGCACAATATGGAATTACTTTAGATGACCAAATAGCGGTGTTTAAAGAAATTAACACAATTATGCAAAGAAATACCTTATTGACTGCCGAACAACAAACAAATATTGCGCTTTTAGCACGTAATGCGGGTGTTGCTGCTGGTGATATCGCAACTATGGTTGAAGCTTTTGACACAATTGGTGTTGGTACCACTGACGCAATAAACAATATAAGTAAAATGCAACAAGAGGCAAGGTCTTACGGAATCAATGTTGGGCAGTTCATGAAAAATATTGGTTCAAATGTAAAGTTACTAAACTCATATAACTTAAAAACGGGGTTGAAGGATTTACAAAGATGGTTGCAAAGGCACAGGCTTTACGTTTAGACTTTAACAAAACCGTTAGTTTGGCAGATAGTTTATTATCACCTGAAACTGCAATCGAGACCGCCGCAGGTTTTCAGATGTTAGGTGGTGCAGTTGGGGACTTAGGTGACCCATTCAAACTATTATATATGGCTCAGAATGATATGGAAGGACTACAAGATTCTATATTAGATATGGCCGAAGGTGCGGTAACCTTTAATGAAAAAACGGGTGACTTTGATATTCCTGTCACAGAAATGTACCGTTTAAGAGAGGCTGCTAAACTTACAGGTATGGACTATCAAGAACTTGCAGATACTGCGGTTAAGAGTGCAGCAAGAACCAAAAAACTTGATTTTTTAGAAGGGTCAGGACTTGACGATGAAACTAAAGAACTTGTTGCTAATTTAGGTGAATTAAAAGATGGGAGTGTAAAAATTAAAGTTCCTGGTTTTGATGATTTGGTAGACGCAAGAATGTTGGGAGACGAAAAATACAAGGAGGGGTTAGAAAAATTAGAACAAGTACAGGAAGACGCTAAATTAACTGATAGAGAAATAGCATTAAAACAGTTAGACGCTTCAACATTATTAAATGACATTTTACAACAACAAGTCGCGGCTTTAGGACCATTTATTGGTACAAGAACAGATGCTGTCACATCAGCCATTGATTCAGCAGGTGCCGCTGCGAAGACTATGACACAGGCGGTAAGTGAAGGAATAAATAATGAAAATGTTGACGCACTTGGACAAGCATTTACAGAGGCTGCAAAAACAGGATTTAAAAATGAAGAAGCTCTATCAGTCCTAAGGTCTCGTTTTGGTGAAGTGTTAGGTTCTTTAGATGATTCATTTAGTGGTATGGGAGATAAAATTAAAACTAATTTTAGTGATTCTAATATTTTTAATGATGGTGAGGCGTTCAAATCATTAGGTGAATCATTAAAAAAGTTTGGTTTAGATATGAGTGAATTAGAGTCCTATGGTGTTGGTAACATATTAACGGGTATTTCTGGTGATGTAAAAGGGTTTATAAATGATTTGATTGCTTTAGAGGGGAGATATGGTCAAAGAGACTCTCAAAGACCTAATGAACAAGAAGGAAACGCACCCGAAAACACAACAACACCAACAACAAGTAGTAGTGAACAAACGGTAACACCTGTTACTCCTGTAATACCAAATACACAAGATAGAAGTAGTTTAAATGTACAAACCACACAGGGAGTATTAAATGGGGACATAAACCTTAATGTTGGTGGAACAATCGATTTTGCAATTGATGGTAGAAACCTACCTCAAAATATATCTACTGAAGAGTTGGCAAATCAAATAGTGAACAACCCTGACTTTACGAGTAAGTTAATGTCAATATTTACTGACGCTAATAACACATATTCTTCGTAAAAATTTAGAATTAATCTATTTATATAAAAATAGATTTATATGCCGAGTGAATTAACATTTGATG